AACATATTAACAGTTAATAATCAAACATACGACTTGGATAGATTGCCAGAGGAGATTGACGAGGATCTTCGTTATGGAGTACTTGACTACAGCAATAGTTCTGACGTTGACTATATGTTTGTTCCCTTGGTATTCCTTGAAAGCTTCAGTTGCCCTGCGGCAGTACTACGCATTGGTAATCATGAACTAAAGGTTCCACTTGATTGGTCGTTGATTATTGGTGAACCAGATCACGGCGAACCAGAAGTTATCAATGTAATGAGTTTGAATGACCGTGGCTTCTCTGCATTTGTGTTTAATCCTATTAACGGATACAAGCCAGAGTGGCAGAAGGTTGAAGTAATCAACATCTATCAAGAAGTTAAATGGTATGTGCCTAAGTTAAAGTTTGGCCATGTGCTAGCTGTACCATTAGAAAAGAATGATGCACCGATGTGTGCGTTCTTCCTTAAAGAAACAAATAAGATTCCTGAAGTACTTGACTTAAACAAGATTTGGTTTTAAAATACTAGCATGGCTACTAAGAAAAAAGAACCCGCTAGTGCAAAGTATCAAGTTCCAATTGACCAAGTTATGACAGCAGTGGATCTCCGCAAAGGGGATTACTATGCCAAGCTTAGTGATGAGGATAGGAAAAGTGTTAGTACCTACATGGCTCAGCGTTGGGCTAGTCAGGTGCAAGGCACTAGAGACATACAAGAAGAATACCTTGTTAGTGTAAACGAGTACAGTAATGTAGACTACATTGCAACTACAAGCGCACATGAAGAACTACGTTGGCGTGCTATTGCACTATGTGGCTTAGGCTTTAAACAGCGACATGAGTTTATCCCTCCTAAGACAAAAAAGAAAGACAAGTTAACAGCTTGGTTAATTGAACAGTTCCCTGCTATGAGTGATGAGGAAATTGAACTGTTCAAAACAATTAACAGCACAGATGTGTTTGAAAACATTGCCATTTCCCAAAACATGGGTAATAAAGAACTTAAAGATTTGTTTAAATAATGACAATGGATTATCAATGTAAATTCTGCGGTAAAGCTTTTACACGCGAACGTACCTTAAGTAGCCATATGTGCGAGAAAAAGCGCAGGTGGATGTGCAAGGACGATATGGATAGTCGTATGGCATTTAGTATATGGACTGACTTTATGAAGTTTGTTAGTCCAAACACAAAGAAAGTTAAGACTGTAGATGACTTTATCCGCAGTCCTGACTACATTGGCTTTTTAAAATTTGCTAATTACTTGATAGAACTCAAACCTGTAGAAAGCGACAAGTTTGTACAGTGGCTTTTTAAGATGGGAGTTCGATTGAGTGATTGGCAACGTCCCGGGACCTATCAATTGTATGTTCGTGAATCCGCTAAAAAGGAAACGGCAGAACGTGCATTGGAAAGGGCTATACTCATCATGAGAGAGTGGGGCGAAGCAACTGGAAATGATTGGCAAAAGTTTTTTAATAAGATTGCGCCAGCAACAGCAATGAACATGATAAACATGGGCAGAATTAGTCCTTGGATTATCTATTCAACTGATGCCGCACAAAGTTTATTGGATAGGATGGAGCCAGGTCAAATCGACGCAGTAGCAAAACATGTGGATACAGAATGGTGGATAAAAAAACTAAAAGCAAATCAACAAGAAGTTCAGTGGATAAACACCACGATGGCGCAAGCACTAGATACGCTATGCTAGAGGAGCGCCTGGCAGAGTTTATTTCTAAGTTTGACTGTATGGCCGCAGAGATGAATGAAATAAAACAACAACAAGCAGAACTAATTGAATTTGTCAAACAACAATTTAAAAAATGAACTTACCTGACGTAGACATTGACTTTGCCGACAGAGAGCAAGTGCTTAGATTATTAGAGCACGTTCCTGCTATGCAGGTAATGCAAAACGGCACAAAACAAAAACACAAGACTGGTGTGTACTTTCATCCAGTCCCTGTAAATCCTTTTACAGGTTGGTGCGATGTTGACTACCAGCAAGCAGAAGAGCTAGGATTCTTTAAAGTAGACTTACTCAATGTAAGTTTGTACCAACGTGTACAGAGCAAAGAACATCTTACACGTTTAGCTGAGCAGGAGCCATTATGGGATTTACTTCAACAGGACGACTTTGTAAATCTGTTATTTCATTTGAACGGGCACGGGGATATACTGAGGAAGACTTGCCCAACTTCCGTGGAACAATTATCTGCCGTCCTAGCAATGATACGCCCCGCCAAGAGATACCTGATTGGGAAGCCTTGGACGACGATTATGAAGGAAGTTTGGACGAAGCCAGAGAATGGTGAGTACTACTTTAAGAAGAGCCACGCTACAGCTTATGCAGTTGCTATCGTGGCACAAATGAATTTAATATGTGAAGGTATCAGCTACGGATACAGTTAATTCATTTTACGTACCAAACTGATTTGTCGTCGTTTGGTACGTTTTGTAATAACATTTGTCAAGCTAGTTTGGTGTCCGTATAGCACTTCAAAGTCCTTTGTGCTATAGGTTTTTAACGCATAAGAAAATCTACGCATTGGTTCTTTAAGAACAATGTTAATAGGTATTAAACGGTTAGAACCCCACCACCATTCTTCTCCCATTTCTACAAATAGTGTTTTATCAATTTCGTCTTTGAGTAGGTTGTAGACGTACATAGTGACCACAACAGCATCACTATTTTGTATGATTCCGACTAATTCATTTTCCCCGTAACGCACTAAACTCATAAATGGGAAGCGTTCTAGGAATTCTTTAACCTTATTATCCATTGCTTTTACTTAGCATCGCAAATAAGCGGCTGTGCTAAATAATGCTATGGCAACATTAAACTTAACTATTCCCACAGCTACTTTGAACTATGCTGGTGCAGGCACAGGCCCTAGCAGTACACGACATGTCGCAGGCTACACAGACCAACGTATCGTTTGGTTTAAAGGCGTTGACAATGTGTTAGATATTAGCATTATTGGTAGCGACCGTAAACCGGTTAGCTTACTACGCAGGGAAGTTACAATTACATTATGGGATAGAACTACAGGAAGCACAATCTTCCGTAGACGTGCTTTACCAATTGTTGCTGAAAATGGACAATGTCGTTTACTTGTTTTTGCCCGTGACTTAATGACATTGGGTAGCGGTATCTATGCGTTGGGTGCCACTTTTGTTAATGCCGAAGGTTTAGAAACAGCATTAACTTGGAATCGTGCAATGCAAGGTGCGTTCGATGTTGAAGTTAAAGACGCAGTTGTTCCAACAAGTAGAGCAACAGCTGAAGTTACCGATTACCTACAAACACAAGTTGCTAATGAATGGGTATCAACTTCAATGAACGGTCCACAGTTCTTTAGAAAAGACAGCTCATTATTCACAGTTGGTGTATATGCTTCAAATTGGACAGGAAGCATTATTGTACAAGGTACAATGGACGAAACAATTGCCACTTCGACACTATGGGCTGACCTTAAGCCACAGGATTACACAACATCCAAATTAGACTTTAACGGATACACTGGCATTGACCCATACAACTATTATGGTGGAGTCCGCTGGCTCCGAATCAAACGTATCGATAGTCCATCGAACGCTGGTACCCTTGACAAAGTTGTTGTAAGAGTGTAAACTGTACTCTATATGAGTATAGTTGAGACCACGCTAAGGGCGTTTCTGCCCGCATTAAAATCAAATACAAATGGCTGGCTGACCATGAACTGCCCTATGTGCGTTCAGAATGGACAGGCTCGACCAGATACAAAGCATCGCGGTGGCATCAAGTTTGAACAGGACCGTGTAGGCTATCATTGTTTTAACTGCGGCTATACTACAGGTTGGAGGCCAGGACAAAAGTTAGGCATTAAGCTTATCAAGCTAATGCGTGTGCTAGGGATTGATGAAGCTGACATCCAACGTTTAAAGATTCAACTATGGGACCAAGTAGTTGAGGACGAAACGTTTATTATAGAGCCTTACAAAAAGCCAGACTGGCCAGAAATACAATGGCCATGGACTGTAAGAGACTTAACACTAGAAGCCGCAGAGTATCTTGACAGTAGAGGTGTGCTAGAACTAAGCGACTGGTATACAAGTGCTAGTCCTTTACAAGGTATGGATAATCGTGTTATACTACCTTATATAAGCGATGGCAAGATTGTAGGTTATACAGCACGTTGGATTGGTGATGTGCCTGATAAGAAAACAGCAAAGATGGTTACAAGCCGTCCACCTAGTTTTGTGTTTAACTTAGATCATCAAAGCCAACAACGCAAGTACACAATCGTAACAGAAGGCGAGTATGATGCTTTAACACTTGATGGTGTTGCAGTTATGACTAATAGCATTAGTCCAGAACAGGCAAAGATTATCGAGGACATTGACAACGAACCAGTAGTGCTACCAGATAGAGACAAGGCTGGCATGACATTGGCACTACAAGCCGCAGAGTTAGGTTGGAGTGTTGCCTTTCCAGATTGGCCAGATGGCATTAAGGATGCCAATGATGCGGCTAGACAGTTTGGAAGAGTTGCTACACTACAAAGCGTGTTATCGGCGATTGAGAGCTCACCTCTAAAGATTAAATTATTAGCAAGGCGGTGGTGTGTATAAAGTCAAACTAACCTGGAAGCTTGGGCAAGATACGTCCGAATGGTGGAACCAAGCATGTGCTTGGGTAATAGAAGAATTTGGATTGCCAGGCAACAAATATAAAACAGAAATAACAACAGACTATATGATATTCGATTTTAACGATAAAGATGATGCCGCAATGACAGCCTTGCGTTGGGGGAATAATTAATGGATAAAGAATATGGTGTAGATGCCCAAACGCTTTACTTAAAGTTTTTAATTAGTAACAGGGACTTGGCCGCAAGGTGTAACAACATCTTGGACCCAGATCACTTTGATAGACGTATTAGAAAAGCCGCAGAGTTTATCAAGGAATATGTTAACCAGCATGGTGACATTCCGGATCCACTACAAATTAAAGCAGTAAGTTCAGTCGACTTAGATAACATTGGTGCTACTGCTGTACAACATAGCAGTTGGTTCTTGGAAGAGTTTGAAAAGTTCTCAAGATACAAAGCATTGGAAAAAGCTATCTTGACAAGTTCGGATATGCTAGAGAAGCACGAGTACGGTGCAGTTGAAAAGCTAATCAAAGACGCGGTACAAGTTGGCTTGCCAAAGACATTTGGTACTGACTACTTTGCAGATCCAGTTGCACGTCTTAAAGCAATCAGGGACAATAATGGACAGGTGTCTACAGGTTGGAAAGACCTCGATGACAAACTGTATGGTGGCTTCAACAGAGGTGAACTAAACATTTTTGCTGGTGCGTCAGGAGCAGGTAAAAGTTTATTCTTACAGAACTTGGCCTTAAACTGGGCACAGGCAGGTATGAATACTGTTTACTTCTCATTAGAACTTAGTGAGTTGTTGTGTAGTCAGCGTATGGATGCTATGTTAACTGACATGAGTACTCGTGACTTGTATAAGCGACTTGAAGAAGTTGAAGTTAAAGTTAAGATGGCAGGTAAGAAGGGTGGCCTGTTACAGATTGTCCAACTTACAAACGGCATTACTGCAAATGATGTTCTAGCTTGGGTGCGTGAATTCCAAACACAACGCAACATTAAAGTTGATGCTATCTTAGTTGACTACTTGGACTTGATGATGCCAGCAAGTCAAAAGATTAGCGTAAGTGACATGTTCGTTAAGGATAAGTTGGTAGCAGAGGAATTGCGTAACTTGGTTGTTACAGAAAACTTGCTATTAGCAACAGCTTCGCAGTTAAATCGTAGTGCTGTAGAAAGTGTAGAGTTTGACCATAGTATGATTGCAGGTGGTTTGAGTAAGATTCAAACTGCCGACAACGTGTTTGGTATCTATAGTACACCTAGCATGAAGGAACGTGGAACAGTTCAAATTCAGTTTATGAAAACTCGTTCTAGTTCCGGTGTTGGACAAAAGATTGACTTGAGCTTTAACCCAGACACAATGCGTATTTCTAATTCTGTTGATGCAGGCAATGTTACTACAACAAGTACTAAAGACTTGTACAGCAAGATTAGCAGAACCAGTAATATGGGCACAACAGTAGCAACACCGTCGGGTGGTGGATCTACGTCTTGGGAAAAGCCGCAAGCTAAAGAAGGGTTTGATATTTCAAAACCCAACTCTGGAATTGCCACAGAAAAGCCCCCAAGTGCTCCAGTTGCTACTAATGCTAATAGGAACGCCTTAAGGGCTATTGTAAGTAGAGATAATCTTTAATTATTTTGGCACGTACTCAATGTTAGGTTTAACATCTGCGGCAATATCTTCTTCCTCATCTGGTACGCCAATTTCTGGCTCATCTTCTGGGCCATTAAAGCTTGAAATATCGTGGCGTAAACGACTCATTAACGCTGGGTCAGAAACAATAAGATCAACCATGCTTATAAAAGCAGAAGTAATTAGCTTTGCTTCTCCAGCTGTAATTGGTTGCTCACTAGCCATTTTGTTTAAAACCATCATAAAACGGCTTTGTGTTTGCTTGTCTACTAGCGAACGTAAAGTTACTTTTAAGCGAGAAAGTTCATCAGACGTAATATCATGGTCTG